GGGTCTGTTACTGGATTGTTCGGTGAATGATCAACGTCAAGGCCCGCACTGATCACAGCCGACCCAACAAAAACACGCCCATAAGCTATAGGGACTGGTAGGCCCTGCTGGGTTGTATTGGTGATCCCGCTAAAGCTAAAGCTTTCAAGGCGTGCCGCTTCCTTGCCTCTCTCAAAAGACGATGGATCGGGTGTGGGTGAAATTGCTTGAGCGATTCCTCCTAAAACCAAATTTGCGCCAACAAGGCCAACACCAAGGCTTACAGCCCCGAATGATGTGCCAAAAATTGTTGCTGCGGCAGGACCAACACCAGGCACCAAAATTGCCGCCGTTACCAGTGCAATACCCCCCAAAATTCGCCCCACAGCCCCCGCACCAGTGACTACAGGCGTGATGCTGAATACCTCGCGTTCTGACCAAGGCAAGCCGAGCAGGCTCATATCATCAGGCGTCGCCTGCTCTTTGCCGACCTTCACTCGATAGCCAACACCATCCTGCTCACTGTCAATCAACCATTTATTTAGGCCCGGAAAATTAACGCACAGGGCCTTGATCGCTTGTGCTGGTGTGGCTACATCAAGTTCAAACCGGCACTGGCCCAATCGCTTTCGCAGAGCGCCGTAGACCTTAACGACTTTCATGCCTATACCCAGACACGGTGCTCTTTGCATAATATCCGCCATACACGTCACGAGTCGAAAGTCGGGCTTGAACGTGGTGAAGGATTTGCTGATCACCTAGGTAGATCGCCGCATGGTTCGGCAACGGCGATACAAGCTGCATCAATATCAGGTCTCCAGGCTGCACATCTTGCACAGGTATAGGGCGAAAGCCCTCGTTAGGAAGGTTGTCTACATACATGCTTTCTCCGCGCAGCCAAAACCCATCACGGCGGTCATAGTCGCGTAACTCAACCCCATACTCTCGCTGGTAGTAGTCCCGTATCAAGGTCCAACAATCCACAATGCCGAAAACAAACTCACGTCCCACATACGGAAGCTCGAAGCCTTCAGGCTCGTAATAGCCCCACTCCTCAGTATTGGGGTTGACGATGAACCACGGCAAGCCGGACTTTTCACACGCAACACGGTCAGCCTCTGACGGCTGAGGATTTGTTGTTGGGTGGCTGTGGACAACGGCAACGATCTCGCCCTTGTCTTCGACTTCGTTCCAGCCGGCAAGCACAAAATGCTCGTCTGGGGTTTCTGCGATGTTTTGGCAGGGAAAGTAACGCCGCCTGCCTTTTACAACAGCAATTAAGCCGCAGCACTCCTTTGGAAACTCAGCTTTTGCGTGCTGCAGGATGTCTGCCTGCATTGCATCGGTCAGCTTCATCGCGTCAATCCCGCTCCAGGGAATGAGCCAAACGGCAATGTCCCGTTATCGCCAAAGCGCAGCTTGCAGGACGCAACACGCTTACCGCATACATCCTCGGCTTCAGTGCTGACCTCGTTGCCGTTCACGTCGTAATAGTCAGTGCCGGTATAGCTGCACTCGCTGCTTCTGTAGATCCACTGGCAGGTGTTTGCGACAACTTGACGTTTTGGCAGCATCTGACCTGCAAGGTCAAATTTGCTGGCTAGCTCAAAGGTCACGCTGTCCCGTGTTTCGCTCGATTTACGGTCAATAAACCAGCGTTCGTCAGGGAAGCGAGCGTTTGGGTCGGCTCCAGGAGCAAAGCCTGAAACAGAAAGCAGGTTGTCTCCAGACTGGGTTATCAGTTGATCACCGCCTTGAGTAATCAAAAAGTTTGGGGTGACAAAGTTGGCGGCATCTAAAAACTTTCTTAGCGTTCTGATCCTTCTTACCTCGGCGCCGCCCAGATCATTACCTGCAGTAGTTGCATTAACCAGCAGCAGCAATGTGGTCATCGTGCCATCAAGGTTGCTGATCGTTAGCGTGGGACGGGGCAACGTACCAGTGTTCGTAAGCTCAAAACCTTCTGCTGCAACTGGAATCCGCGTATATGTTTGACCGTCAAAAATAATGTTGCCGTCAATCTTTTCGTTCGAGCCTGCATGGAACCGGTATATGTCGCTGCTGCCGTGCAACGTTGAGTCCAACCTCACTTCAAACAGCTCAATGATTGCGCTAGGGCTGAGCTTCGATAACTCTTCATACGCAGAAGCAATCGCCGTCCACACACAGGTGTTATCGGTAACTGTGCTTCCGAGATCTGTCGGCCAGCCAGGTTCAGACGACGCTGACGTTCCAGCAGTCGTACACCTGAAAACCAAGCCAGATGCTTGCGTTGTTGTGGCACGTCGGATGTCACCAACGGAAAACGCGGTACTAGCGGCCCAAGCTGCTACTGCCATTACGGTTCAAAGACTTGGCGGAACGTTGCCTGAATTGTGGCGCGATTCAAGTACGGAATCGACTTACTCCACTGCTCGCAAACAAACTTAGAGGCACTGCCTTCACCGGGTGGCGTGAAGTCAAAGCTGGCATAGTCATCAGCCCGTGCATCCAAAAACGTTTCGATAGTGTCAGCATCGGTCTCTGACACTTCAAACGTCAGGTTAAAAACCTTGGGATTTTGGTTGAGGCCATATTTCAGTCTGGCTTCGTAACCATCGCCAAACTGCACTTTCCGCACCACAGGTGCGCTGCTTTTTTGGATGCCGTAGGTCGGCGTGATTGACGGGAAAGTAGCCATCAGCTTGCGAGGAGACCGCCAGGACGTTTCTGCTTCACCAGTTCTTGCTGCACAGCAATACCGATTGCCTTGCCAAGTTGCTGGGCTTGATCAGCATCACCTTCGACAGACGAACCAGAAGCATCCACGTTCACAACTACGTTAGCGCTGCCCATTGCGTTGTTCGGAACGATATTGCCCTGCGCTCCAGGAACAAACAACTCAGGACCACGCTCGCCAACCAGATAAGGGCGTCCCGCCTCAACAGGGCCGCCAAGTGCTCTCCCAGCAAAACCTCCAGGCAGAGAACTGGTAAAAAAGTTCTGATCGCTAAAAGCAGAAGAAAAATCTAAACCGCTTGTTTTTGGGGTTGAACTGGGTATTCCCGCAAACATGCGAGCAATGCCGATTGCGATGTATTGCGCGATCATCCTCTTGGCTGTGTCCGCCAGCATGTTGGCCACGCTTCGCAGGAAGTTTGCAAAGGCTTCTTGGGCTGTTTGAGCGCCTGTAACGGTGTCAACTAGCGCTCCAGCAAATGCTTCTGTTGCTGGGGTCAGCTGGTCAATAATCTGCTGCTGACGGAGTTGGGCTTGCTCGACAGCTTCAAGCTGAGGCAGAAGGTTTTGATAAATACCGATACGCTCTTGCAGAATCTTGTTTTGCTTTTGAGCGCTCTCTTTCTGGGTCTCGGTTGCACCTGGATCGGTTATAAGAGCGTTGTTTTCTGCAATCTGCTCGTTAAGAGAGCGGTAGGCGTCGTCTGAACGGCGCACCTGATCGACGCGAAGCTGCAGCATCTGCAGTTCGTTGGAGTCGAACGGGTTAGCCATGCCCCTCTGGGCATCTTCGATCTGACGGCGTAGCCCGCGTCCGATGCCTGCGGTCTTCTGGTCCGCGCGCATACGGGTTAGTTTCTGCTGCAGCTCAATCGCCTTGATGCGTGCGTTGTTTTGGTCAAGTTCCAGTCCAAGAGTGTCGCGGATTGTTTGCTTACGTTCGTCGTACAACTTGTTAATGAACTTCGCGTCCCCAGCAACTTTGTTATTTGCAATCTCTTGCTGTCTTTGGAATTCAAGAATCTGAATCTCTTTATCGCGGCGTTCTTCAATACCCTTATTTTGCCGTTGCAAACTTTGAACTGTGGTTTCATTCAAAGATTGCACGTCCATCTCAATACCAAACTGCTTTAGTTTTTCACGCAGTATTGCCGCTTGTAGTTGCAGTGCTCTGGACTTTGGCCCGGTTTTGTCGGAGCCTTTTGTTTCTAGCTTTTGCAGCGCTTCGTCAATTTCTAGTTGCTTGCCTGCAATAATCAAAGCAACCTTACGGAAAGACAATTCACCTTTCTTAGCTCGTTCAATTAGCTGGGCTTGCTCAACAAGCAATCTTTCACGCTTTACTTGGATACGCCCCTTTTCGATGTTTTCTTTAGCAACAGCAAGCTCTTCTTCTGATAACTCTTTTCCGTTTTGAAGTAGCTCCCTACGAAGCGCTAAAACATGTAGATTATCTGTTTGAATGTTAAGTTCATTATCCAAACGCTGTAGGTCTTCTGCTCTTATGCGGGCAGTTTCCTGCAGCATAAGATTTATTTCGCGCTGCCTGTCTCTTATCTGTTCTTGAACTTTTCTAAGCTCTTCTGCGTCTTTAAGGGCCTGTACTGAGCGCCCTCCTGTCCGTAAACCAGTTGTACTCCCTTGCAGTTGAGCTTCACGAGCCGCAAGTCGTCTTAGTTCGGGGTCATTGGTAACGTTTGCCCGTCCAGCCACTAAAGCGTTGTTAGCTTCTAAAACCTTTGCGGTGAACTGCGTTAAAGGGGTAATAAGACTGGCTATAGCCGATCCAACAATGGTTGTAGCAGTGCTGAACTCTCTGCCAAGATCGGCACTAGCATCGCCAAAAGTTTTTAGAGATTCAACAGCTTGGCCACCGACACGCACAGCCAAAGCCCTAGTGGCAATTTCTTGTGCTTCTGTGGAATCAGCAAGTTTCTCTATTTGCTCGATGTAAGTAGACGTAGCAGTTCCAGCAAGTCCTGCAGCTCTGGTTACCTCCGTAAAATCAAATGTGAACTCGTTAAGTGCTTGTCCCGTTGTGGCTACCTGAGCCACAAACTGATCAAGTGCCCCACCAAGAACTTGAAGTGCGATTGCCGCTGGCCCGAATGTTGCTCCAGCAGCGGCACCGCCGATTGCGCCACCAAGCGCCATGCCTGGTCCGCCACCGAACAACAGCGGGAATGCACCGGCAGAAACAGCTGCACCTATGCGGTCTCTTCCAGAAATCCTTGGCGCTGCTTTAGGTTTTCGCCCAGCTTCTGTGAACCCAGGCGGCAGTTTAGGTCCTTGTACTTTGAAGAAATCTTTGGGCAAGGAAGGACCTTGCATACCAAAGCCCGCATTAGCCGTCGCTATAACTTCTCGCTGGTTTGCCGCTGCCTGAGCAAGCAGCATGTTTTGGCGGGCAAGCGCATCGTTGGCCTCTCGGCGCATACGAACTACACGTTCAACCGCTCTGCGCTCTGCATCCGTGCCAGCGGCAACGTTACGAAGCGCGCGTTCTGCTTGGTTCAGCGCTCTTGAGTAATTTTGAACGCTATCTACTCGAAACGCTTTATCAATCGCTTTTCCTAAACGTGTCGCGCCTTTATTTATTGCATTAACTTCTTTATTTAGGGATTTTATATCCTTAGTAAGCGCCGTTATCTTTTGCGCGCCCTGTAGAGCAATCTCAATGTCTACGTCGTAGTTGGCCACGGGCGAAACGTAGAGGGGCTTGTGTCAGTTTAACGCGAAGCCATAGTTCGCGCCCCTCGGGACGTGCGGGCCTGGTCCATGACCCGCTCTTCCTCTTCGCCTTTTATTTCGTAGAACGCGGCCCAGCCGACCAGCTCCTCTTGCGTCAGGTTTTTTGACAACTGAGAAAGCGTCATTCCTAGCTCTTTGGCTAGGAAGAACATGAAAAGCCAGTCGTTATTAGCTTTTGAGGTCTGCTTTCGCTTCCTCCACCTTGTTCTCAGCGCCGGATGCCAGCATCGCAAGCTGGATGTCCTGCAGAACAGCAGCTTCCACAGCGTTCTTCAGCACTGCTCTTTCGCCGTCTTGGAACAAGCGCTTGCCGTTTTCGTCGAGTGCTTTTTCGATCAACATCCCAAGAGCAAAGTCGTTGGCGTCGTCCGAACCAGCTTTCTTTTGAATGGACTCGCGCTCTGCAATGGTGAGCGGGTGCCAGTAGATCTCAAGCACCGTTTCATCGCCGTCTTTGACTTCATGCTTATACAGCTGACTAACGCCGAACTTATTGCGAAGCAGTTCAGAAGCGCGCATAAAGTAGTACCGTTTGCCTCAATATACTACACAACTGCTGTGAACTGACAAGAAACAATGCCGATAAAGTGCGAGCGGTCCTCTAGCTCTAAGGGAGTTGGTCCGGAAATGTCAGAAACGCGGGGTGCAACGCTGAAAGTATCGGTGTAGCCAGAAGCATTTACAGATGTAAGGCCGTCGATTACGGCTTCACTTAGAGATGACAACACTGCCGTTCCAGCAGACTTGGGCACGTAGATGTTGCACTGGATGACGCCGGAGTAGTAGTCCTGGGCTGCGCCTTGGTTTTGGATGGTGGAACGGTTGAAGTTCACCGTCATCAAGATGTATTTCTTGGTTTTACCGGGTGTGGTGTAACGAACGTTGTCGTAAACCATGAGCACCGTGTTGTCGGCGGCTGCAACAGCGTCAGTGACTGCTTTTTCGAAGGCCGCGCG